ACACTTTGCCATGTCAAACCACCACCACCGCCACCACCACCTCCGGTGCTGTATGGTGCTCCATTACCCCAATATACGCCACTGTTTGTAATGATGTTACCAAAGTGAGCAGTGACGCTAGTTGCGCTACTTGTCAAATATGTTGCAATATCACTATTCAAGCCTGCTTTGGTTTCATACGTAGCGTTTGCATATGTATAGAATCCACCAACGTTGGCTTGCAATGTTCCTAAGACAGCAGCATTGGCTGTAACTTGAGTTTGTAATCCAGCAATCTGAGTTGTATGAGTTGCAATAGTTGCTGCATTGCTAGTCATCTGTGTTTGTAGACCGGTAATTAAAGCAGCATTACTTGTAATTTCAGTTTGGTGAACTGCAAGAATAGCAGCGTTACTTGTAACTTGTGTTTGTAGACCAGTGATTAATGCAGCGTTGCTTGTAATGAAAGCAGCATTGCTTGTGATCTGATTTTGCAAGCCTGTGATTAATGCGGCATTGGCAGTAACTTGAGTTTGCAATCCTGTAATCAAAGCAGCGTTACTTGTAATGAATGCAGCATTACTTGTAATTTCAGTTTGTTGAACAGCAATTTGTGCTGCATTGCTGGTCATTTGTGTTTGTAGACCAGTGATTAATGCGGCATTACTTGTGATTTGACTTTGCAATCCAGCAACGCTAGTATTGATGCTGCCAAAAATGCTTACGCCGTTTGCAAAGTTATATGTGTTAGTGTAAACTGAACCAGCAAACAAGTTACCTTGAATACCAGCACCACCATAACTTTGTAATGCACCAGTTGTTGTGCTTGTTGCGGCAGTTGCGCTATTTGCTACGACTAAACCAGTTACAATTTCATCATATCCGTTTGAAATGATGTTACCTTGAACTGTTAAATTACCACCAATAGTAATGTTACCACCAAATGTACCTGTATACATTGGAAGATAACTTGCAATAGCACTATTCAAGCCTGCTTTGGTCTGATAGGTAGTATTTGAATATAGATAGAATCCACCAATGTTTGCATTTGTTGCACTTAATGTAGCAGCATTGGCAGTAACTTGTGTTTGTAAACCACTAATTAAGGCAGCATTGCTAGTCATTTGACTTTGCAAACTAGTTACGGCTGCAGCATTGCTTGTAATGAATGCGGCATTGCTGGTCATTTGACCTTGCAAACTAGTAATTTGTGCAGCGTTACTTGTGATTTCTGCTTGTTGAGTTGTAATCAATCCAGCATTGGCTGTCAATTGAGTTTGTAGGGAAGTCTCAATTGTTTTGATTGATGTAATTGTTGGATCTGTACCACTTGCAAGATATGCAGCAACGTTACTGTTACCATATGACGAACCACCGCCTGTGGCGAATGTTGCATTTGCATATGTTTCAAAAGCAGTTAAGGCCGCTTGAGTTGCATAGGTTGCATTAGAGAATGTCTTTGTTGCATATGTTACGTTGGCAAATGTATAAAAACTTCCAATGTTTGCATTAGTTGCAGATTCTGCCGCTTGAATTGCAGTGATTGTTGGATCATTGCCAACAGACAAATATGCTGCAACGTTACTGTTGCCATATGTTCCTGCACCACCACCAAATATAACTGGTGAGCCGTTTGCCCACAAGTATGTGTTAGTTGCAATTTGACTTGGATTCAATGGTCCGTTATATGTTGGCAAATAACTAGCAACATTAACATCACTGTATTGACTTATAGTTGTATAAGACTTTACTGTTGAATAACCAGTGGCTGGATCAAGTTGAAATTGCACGTTACCGTTGTTGTCAAGCAATGTCAATAATTGCTGTGCCGAGTTTAATATCGGAGTCGTGCTTGATACTCCGTATAAACCTGTTGTATTTCCGACTGCTACGTTAGCCATTTCGTTATCCTTATCTTGTGCTCATGCGTTGTTCGCGGCGTGGTTGGAATACGCTAGTCAACTTGTTGTGACCACCGCTCCATTTACCTTTGTTGTTCTGATCTTCAACAATATTCCATGCTTCTTGGAATTTCTTGTCCCAGACTGCTGCATCATCAGCCATTTTGCGTTTCAAATAGTATTCACGTAGGGTGCCATAGATATAGCCTTCTGGCCAACTTTGCAACACAACGTTATTTGTAACAACAGTTACGCCATCTGTTTCTAAACTAAACAACAATGGCCATGTTTGGAAGTAATACAAATTGATTACAGTACCTTCACTCAGTGCTGGAATGAACTCATACTTTTGACCAACTTCACTGAATTGACCACGGAATACTTCCGAAATATTGATTGGATTCAAATAAATGTTTTGAACCAATTGTTCAGTAATCATATCACGATCACCAATGCGATCATAAACGATCCATGGTCCAGCGCCTTGACTTGCACTAGCACTTGGTCCTTGATTAAAGAACAAGATGGGTCTGTTCATATTTGCTGGAATAGAAATTGCACCCCATTGATCAGCAACACCAGTGGTGGTCCATGGGTTTGTTCTTAATCCTGGCAATTCAATGTTACGCATTGAAAGTTCAGCAAGAAAGATACATTGTTTGATTTCAGTATCGTTGGTTGAGCCAGTGAATTGTTCAATATATGTGACCAATGCATTTGCGTCAGGTATCATCGTTGACATGATTATTATTTTCCTTATTGTTGAGGTACGAAGTTTGCACCCTCAAAGAATGCCTTTTGTCCAACTGCGGTGGGATAAGGCACTTCAATTGGAATGGGTAGTTTGCCACCTGGGTAGCATACGAAGTCGTTGTATTCTTGTTGGACGACTTTATAGAATTGGGCCTTGAGTGACTTGTCTCGTTTGATTGCTGCCCATGGCATATTACCGAAATATTTACTTGAAATCTCCCAGGCAATTACTTCTGGAATTTCAATCCATTTGTATCCAAGTTTGCCATCTGGCATTAGAGGAGCCAATGGATCCATGTATCCTGCTTCCGCACGTTTGCGATATTCTTGACATTGTTCGCGGATATACTTCACGTTCAATTGTTCTTTAGTCATAAAGAATTTGCCATCAACACGACCAGTTGTTGTTTTGATGTTTTTGCTCTTATTGAAATCAGTATTGGTCCAATCGCCTTTTAAGTGATTGTATAATGCATTATTTCTTAATAGTCTGTCTGCGATACCGTTGTCGGCTGTTGCAAGTCCGCCTCTGTCCCAGCGGTGGGCATCTTCGTTAAACTCTGGCTCAGCATCATCGGCCAAGTAACTTTTATCTGTGTAACCGTTAAATTCGTTCATCATCTATTATTTAGTGCAACGCAAAAGGGCTCCCTAAGGAGCCCTTTATTTTGCTAATCCTAATCGTTAAGATTAGAAAGAAGCAGCGTCCCACGCATTTAAGCGAACAACGTTAGATGCAGCACGAGTTCCGCCGATGATAGTAGAAGCACCACCATTACCAGAACCGAACGACACGGATTGTCCACTTGCGCTGATGTCATGAAGAACACCAACACCTGCTGGGTTACGAACGATCAATGTACCTTCCATAATGAACTGATCCAAACTTGCATCAGCATTTGAGAAGATTTCGTTGTTAGGACCTAGGTCACGCAACGAACCCCATTGTAGAACTTCTTCGTTCAAGAAGTAGATTTGGTTACCAGAACCAACTTGATCCATGATCCAAGAATCAAAAATCTCGTATGTGTAGTTGAAGTCACCTTCGTAAGTAGCGATAGTGTCACCACGTTCGCTGTTTACACGGTTGATACTACGGCTGGTTGGCATTGTATCAGACAAGTGAGTGCGCAACGATGTTGGGCAAACGATTGTGCGGATTTTGGCATTGAAACGTTGTTCAGCAGTTGTAACCAACTGTTTATACAACGATGGAGCGAATTGTTGCAATGTACCAGTATAAGAGTAGAAACTAGATCCTAAACCTTCACCAGTGTTAGACAAAGAACCGCTAGACAATGAACCACCAACGATCCAGGTGTTACCTGTACCTTGAGTTGTTACGTCGCTAGATTCGTTGTTGAAAACTGTGTAGTATGTAGAACCACTTGCTGGGTTGAACGAATGTGTACCAGCGAAACTGTTCAAAGAACCCATACGACGACCAGTAGCCGAAGTAGTTGTAGAAACACCGTAACCAGCGCTTGTAACGTTAGCGTTAGTGTTGTTTGGGTTAGCATCACCTGTAGGGTATGTGAAAACTGTTGCAGGGATACCTACACCAGCAGCAGTACCGCTTTGTCCGCTGTATTTTGTACCGATTTGGTCAGCACGAACGATTTGAGCCTCAACGTCAAACATCAATTCAATCAATTGCTTGACTTCTTGGTATGCTTGAGGATCTCCACCTGCTTGTTCAACGGCACGTGCTGTACCAGTTGCACCAACAACTGTAGAGAAGATTTGAGTGTAGTTACCCAAGTTGGCACGTTGGTTAGCCTCAACTTGTGTAGAACTTACAGCAGCACCTTCTAATTGTGCTTGAGTTTGTGGTAGACGATACACGTCGTTTGTCCATAGTGGCAATGTAGAAACGACTTTACGCTTCTTAGCCATACACATGTTCAAAACTGGGGTGTCATCTTTGACGCGGTTGGACACATCTAGGTCCAAATCTTTAACAACGATATCAGTTTGGTAGGTACCTGTTCCGTTGCCAATGGTTGATGTTGAAATAAACGACATTTTAATATTCCTTTATGTTATGTCTTAATTTATTTACTCGTTCTACGCTGGGCTCTTAGAGCGCTCAACTGTTGCATGAGTAAATTATCTGCGGCTTTCATATCGCCGCCCTTGGCTTTACTGCGAAGATCAGTCAAATTGTCACCTTCACGTGGGCTAGGTAAGTTTGTACTTGCTTTACGATGTGTCAGAGCAGCAATGCTGGATCCGGCACTCCGAGACTTAGGTTTATCACGATATTTCAATCCATCACGTACCAATGACAATAAATGTTCATCACTAGCGATAAGATCAATATTCTCAATTCCTGGCACCAACTGTCTACGGGCTCCCTCCCAACCAGTTGCAAGTTTTTCTTTAATTTCATTGTAAACAACAGAATTACGTAATTCGTTGTCTTTAAAATTCTTGCGACTTGTCTCAAGTGCTTCTGCTACTTGTTGCTTACGCATATCATAGAACTGGTCAACGTTTGGCTTCAACTGCTTGACTAATTCACCTTGTTGGCGAATGTAGTTTTCGTTTTGTTGCATGTTTGCACGGATACGAGCCTGTTGTGCAGGATCATTCGTAGCAGCCAATTGTTGGGCAAAAGTATTTTGGTACTGTTGCACTCTGATGATTTCATCGTAAGCCTTTTGTAACTGAGGCTGAACAGTAAACTGCATGGCCAAGACTAGACCTTCTTGCTCGGCTCGTTTGTTTTGTAAAAACTCATCAAACTCTGCACGTTCAATTTTCAATTGTCTTGCGTCTTCGCTGATTGCTGCACCTTGACCTAATATGGCTGCGGCTTTCTTGGCATCAATTGTAATCTCTTTACCATTGCGCATAAACTTGAACTTGGCGTTCGGATTAGTTTCTGCGAAATCTAAAAAGTCAATCAATTCCTCGGATGTTGAATCTGCGTCGCTTACCTCTGCAGGGGCTGCGGATTCTTCATTGCCTTCACTATACTCTGCTTCTGGCTCAACAACTTCTGGCTCTACAAAATCGGTATCATTGTCAACAACTGGTGTGTCGTCAACTTTGACTCCCTCTGGCGCCACAGGAGCAGCAGCATCTGCCGATGTTTCTGACCCTGCTTCAATAGTTTTAGGAGCATTCATTTGGTTACGCAATGTTTGTTCTTTCATTGCGGCCATTTTGGCTGCTATTGAGTCTAAACCACTATTGACATTTTGGATCGGTACCGTCTCGGGTGTGAGATTAGGGCGATCCTGCACAATATTGTCCATTAAGGACTCCTTTCAATTATGAGTTGGGGCTGTCAGAACCTTTGTTCTGTTGGCTTACCACTCGGTCTTTGAAGTACGCTGCTCTACGCAACGACTTTACAAATTCGTCTACGCCTGCTATTTGATTTACAAAAGCAATACGTAATTTATCATCATCCTCAGTGTGACCTGTAATCTCACTGATTAAATCCATCCGTTCAAACTTAAATTGGTGAACGAATAGTGCAAATTCTCGGTTCGCTAACAGTGCTTCTGCCTGCGAACCCTGGCTTTTTACTTTGTCCAACTGCGCTGGTGTCATTTTCTTAATACTATTAAGATCCACCGTCATGCGATTGTTGAACGCATCAATTGTTTCTTGGGTTAACATAAAAATTAAATTAAATTCAATATAATTTATTTATGTTTTAAAAAGCACGAGCCTTATGTTGTCCCATTAATGCATAGCCTTCAAGTTGACGTTTAGCATCATTACCGTTAATATCGGCAATAATTTCTTGTGCTCTTGCCATGGCAAGTTGAGCGTCTGCTTGATGTTTCTGATCTTCTGGACTTGGTCCTTGTTGTGACTTAGCAGCCTGACTTTGTTTGACCATCTCCATGACTTCATCCTGTGTTGGCAAATAAACATCACAGTCCTTGACGCCAAGTGTATACAACATATCTTCGTATGTTTTACGCATTTTCTTGAACGCACTTGGAGTTAGAGCACCACTGGCAACACCGGCAGTAACTTCTTGAGTCAATCCCATTTGCGCTTGTTTGATGATCTGGAGACGCTGTAAACTATTTTCTTCAGATTTCATGCCAAGTGCTAGGTCAATGTGAATTGTCTTACGATCATTGAAACTCATGTTGTCAAAGTTTTCGTAGTCAATAAACTCTGCTTTGCCTTCAGGGTGGAATTGTTGGGCCAATTTACGAACACCATAATCATCACCGTGAGCAACCAGGGTGCGCCATACCAACCAAATAGCGTCTTTGACACCTTCGGCAGCATTCTTGACAGTGTTATCCTGAATGATTTGGTTAGGACTTAATGCAAGATTTAACTTAGCACCACTATTGCCTGGATCCATAACTTCTGGATTNAATACGTCTTGTGGCGTAGTCATACCCACCATGGCCATACTGTCTTGTTGTAGACGGTTCATGGCTTGGTCAATGAAACGAATATCGCCTGATGGTCCAGGGATTTGATATATGTCAGTTGCAGGATTAAACTTACTATCCAAGATAAAGATTGCTGCTTCACCGTCAGCCAATTCTTCAAAGTCTAGACGATCTGGCTTAACACCAATACGACTAGTTGATTGTAACAATCCAAGTTGCAATTCTGCACGGTGACCACTAGTCATGTATTCTTGCATTGGAATAACTGATTCAGCAATGCTCATGCCATAGAAGTTTTGTGGCAATGGTTTTGGTACCATGTTTGCAACAGGAATGAACTCAACTTCACGAGCACTGATAACATATTGACCACTATAAACTAACTCAATTAATTCAAGTTCGCCGTCATTATCAATGTCATAGCGATTCCATACTGTCAAAACTGTAACTTGACGAGCCTCTGGCTCTTGAGCACTGTAACCTTGTGCTGGTAGACCGTTGATAGGCACGCTATCACGAGCGTGGATGGCCAAGTTGTTTAACAAACTGCCTGCTTGATAACTACCAACGTTACTATACTCAGCGTAAATCTTGAATTGTTCTAGATCAATGTCAGGATACAATTCAGTTGCTTCTTGAATACTCATTGGCTTGTAGTAGCCGCAGAATGGCTGTTCTTGAATCCAAATAACTGTAGGATCACACATCCAATAGTGTTGAGCAATAGGACGAAACTTAATGTTTAAGTTGTAACCTGTTAATTTGTATTCTGCTTCGTAGATTGTATTGCGATTGATACTATCACGAATGGCCATTGCTGGACCTTCAACCTCAACATCTGGAGTATCATTAACAGTGTCAAGACCTTCAAAGTCTCCTTCTGATCCTGATTTCAAACGACCAATAGTTTCTTCAATGTGTTGTTGACGACCCGCTTCAGGAATGCCACCCATATATTCCTGTGTTTCACGTAATACTTTTTGCATATCTACGTGAATCTTACGACGAGTGCGACGTTTGACTTTTAATCCACTTTCTTCTGCTTGTGTTTCAAATGCCTTCAATTGGTCAAGTGTGCCTTGTGATTTGACATAACGCACAATTTGCTCACGCATTGGACTTACCATCATTTCGCCATTTTTATGCAAACATGCATCCATGGTCCAATGTTGAAGAATCTGATGTGGATCATTGTTCTGATTAATGATCTTATGTACCATCTCGGTGGCTTGTCTGGCTGCCGCTTCATCTGCTTCATTGTCAGCGACAAATTCAAAGTTGATTTCGCCATTCTGAGCCAAGCCTTTGGTGATAACGCTTGACGCATAATCTACCACTGGCTTGACAACAGGGTGAATATAGTCTAGGCCATTGACTGGAGCAGTACTATCCTCAATGGCAAGGTTGAGGTAGTGATAATCCGCGGTTCTATTGATGTTATTCTTGGTTGCAAGCAAACGTAGGTTTGCCGCGCTTTTTTGATCCAACAACGATTTCATTTTAACAAATCTGGCCATCATGCCACTGTGATCGTTGAGGTTACTGATTACGACGTTTCGTAGGTCCAACATTATGGAATTTCCTTATGTATCTGTTATTTATTGTTTGATTATTCCTCTGGACCATAGATGCGTTTCAATGGATCAGTCTCATATTTACGATTCTTAACTGCCCGCATTTGACGCAGATTGTGCTTGGCAGTGGCAAATCTACTTTGTGGACTACGATTGTCCCATGGTTCAGCCCAGCCATTCAGGCAACCCAGTAGTGCGTACCTGGCACTATCAATACAGTCATCTGGATCACTGAATCTGCCTTTTTCGTCGGCATAATAGTTCTGTGCTTCACGTAGGAATTCCACACAATTCTCATTGATTTGCATTGTGCCAAGTTCAAGTTTCTGACGCATAGTATTGACGCCAAAACTCTTATGATTGGTGATTCTGCCTTGATCATCGGGTGGATTATGAACTGGCTCTGGCACAACGTTGAGTTCATATTGTTCAAACAATTGACGAATACTCAAACTGCTCATGGTATATCTGCCAGGTGTGACTGCATCAGGTGGCAACACAATAGGACAGCCAAAGACTTCTGGACGCATTAGGTGATTGATCCAGTTGACAGGGTTGGCTTCTTCTGTTCCCTTGACAACAATCTGTGTATGTAGCCAGCAATCTTGTGAATCAGGATCCCAATACATCAGACTGATAACTGTTTTGTCATTTACCAATCCCAAGTCAAGAGCAATAATACGGTGCAAGCCAGTAGTATTTCGGAAGTCATAATCATCTTTCGTATAAGTTGGCCAACTTGGAATCTGAAACACTGCACCTTTACCCATAACAGGCACACCATTGCGACGAGCATCACGTTCATGTGGTAGGTAGTCTCGTTCAAGTTGTCTCCGTGTTGACATCAATAGGAATGGCTCACCCCATGGATCGTATTCCGGCACATCATCCCACGACACACGAATATGTTCATAGCCTTCTTCACGATGCCAGAATTTTGACACCAATCCATTCAAACCTTTTAATGGCGTGAATGAACACAACACTTGACCCTGTGTTGTAGCGGTACGAGTAACAATTTCTGAGAAGAAATCATCGGGTGGTTGTTCGTCAAATACTGCCAGATTTAACTTGAAACCCTGCATCTGACGCACTTCTTGCGTATAGTTAGCAAACACTAGGTAACTATTGCCACCACTGGCGTGACGGATTTCCACACCATGACAGTTTGCACCATCATTCCGCATGGTCTCTAGTTTGATACAGTTACGGGGAATAGTGCCAGTGCCAATATCATCGGTCAACTTGATATCTTGTGTGCCAAGCAATTCTGCCTGCAATACCATAGCAACCTGTTGCCAGCCTTCGCCAGCAACCATGACACTAACTGGTCCAGTGAATCGTTTGCCTTCCTTTGGCCACCAATCTGGATACTGTCCAGTAAGATGACAAGCAACTTCAAAGCAGGTACTTACAGTTTTACCAATACGGTTTGCAGCCAGAATGCCGCGGCGCTCACTATTACCAGTTTTGAAGAAACGTAACTGATGGCCAAATGGACGGAAGTATTTGAGTTGATTATATCGCATATCATCTCTGACTGCAATACAAAGTTCTTCAAAATTCTGTTTGACCTCAAACGGCATGTGATGCAAGTTGTTTGGACTAAGTCCATTCTGATCACAAACATATTTGATGGCACGACGCATGATCAATGAGTCATCAATCATTGCTACCGTCCTTGAATGTCAATTTGATTTCGTTGAGATAGTAAGCAGCCTCTGCTAATTCTTTTATCTCATATGGACTTAGGATCCATGTTGCTGCGTTTGATATATCAAAACTGCCACGTTTGTCTAGGCCAGCCTGTAGACGTTCCATAGTCAGACGCAGACAATGTACCAATTGCACAGGATAACGTTCGGTAAACGCATCTCTGTGAACCGCATTGACTTTTTGCATGATCTTGGTATCTTCGGCCTGCACTCTGGCCAAATCTTGACTCAACAATCCAAATCCATTATTAGGATCAGGCTCATGATTCCAGTCTTGATTAGGATCGGGTGCGCCGTAGTCTGGCAAACGGTCAGTATACTCTGGCAATCTATCTGAAAACTCAGGTAAACTGGCCTCGGTGCCTGACCGTTCTGGGATAGGTGGCAATTCAAATGAACGGTCCACCAATCCACGCTTTGATACCAACGCAGATTTTGTAATAGTCTTGCGTGGAGCAAAGTTACTCATTAATTACCCCAGATATTGTCCAGTGTACCACCGTCGCTTAGAATAAACTCACGATCAATCCAGGTTGCCCAGTAATCACTTTTGTTTACTTTTTGTTTTGACATGTGTGCTTTTAGTCTAGTGCCAATTGGTGTCATCATGCCAGTTGAAGTTCTGATAACTTGTTCACCTGTGCGTGGATCAACCCATGAATATTTCTCTGGCACTTCTTTGCCAAACTTGTTGACACGAGTACCAATGGCACGAGTTGTAATTGGTCCAATGATTTCGTATGTGATTGCGCCGTTGATGTATTTGCGGAATACAACTTCACACTTCTGACCTTGTGCTTTGAAGTCTGGATCAGGATGTTGGAATGTTTTTGAGATAAAACTTGCCACGCATTGTTGATCAGATACTTCGGCTGGACGTGGTGGTAATGGTTTGAGTTCGTCAACAGGAATAAGATCATTCTTGTCTAGATATGGATTCTCATTGCCCAACAATGCTTCATCTGGCTTAGCACCATTTAGCACATCCATGGCAGTTTGATACTTGAACTTGTTACTACGTCCCTTGAGTTGTAACACAATACCAGTTTGATCAAATACAAACTTCTCTAGTTCCTTGGCAGTTGGAAAGTCCGTCATTAAGCCTTCTAGGTCATAGAGAGGTTCTTGTTCAACAATCTTGGGAGTTTCTTTAATTGCAGGCTTGACTACGGTCTTTGCTGCTTTGCTGGTGGGACCTGTGCCCCATACGTCTTTTTCACTCATATTAAATTCCTTTAAATTAAATTAAATGTGTCACCAGATTCTGAGCAGTATGCTGGTCCTGGTGACCCAACCATACATTAATACTAAAGTATTACTTGCGATTTGCTTTACGTTCAGCGAAACGGCGAATGCCACT